TGTCATACGGGTGTCCTAACGGCACCGGCACGTAGTCCAAAACCCCGTCATTGAAGTTTTTTACCAGTTGATCAACCAGGTTTTTGTCAATAACCAACTTTGAATTATCCCAATCATTTGGATCTATCCATTCGCCAAACGGGCATAATTGCTTCCAATACCGTCTGTACTCGCTTTTACCCTCGTCGCTTAGTCGGATGTTATCTTTCGTCTTTGTTGAAACTGTAAACATATTATTCTCCCGATATACTCCAAGAGAAATTTGCCCCAAAAGAAAATGCGACAAACTCGCTTGTCGCATATACTGGTCGTATTATATCATACTTGTGGTTAAAGCAAAACTATTTGTTTTTATGCTGCTTTTTCAGCTGTTCGTCTAGGTATTCAGAATCCATCTGCCAAATAGCATGCATCCGTTGAACTGCTCGGCTCGGTTTGTAATTTGGATCGGCGAGACGCTTCTCAACTTCCTCGGCCGTCTTATTCAAACTAGCCATCATTTCATCAGTCAGCAAGTCCTCTGATTCATCAGCGAGGTATTTAGTGTCCTTCGTCATTTCCATATCAGCCATGATAATCTCATTATCTAACTTCTTAAGCCTTTTTACAACGAACTTCTTGCCCCTAGACAGCAGATATTCGTCCTCATCTGTTATTGAGGTAACACCATTATCTGCTAGCACTTTCTCCATATCCAAATATGGCATATCCTTTGGAGCCTTAAAGATAAATACATATTTGTTCCCATCAGCTTGCCGCGCAAACTCTATTGACACGTCCTGACTGGTAGATGTAGAAAGAAAATTAGGATTATCGACAATATCATTAACCGACAACTTTGACTCTAGCCCAATACCACGATACAGCACCACGTCCTTCTCTAGCTTCGTCTTCTTAATCGCCTTATCCAGTTGCTTAATATCAGCCTCAGCATATTCATTCATTGGTCGGCGACCCAATAGCGTCTGATTGATATTTATAAACCCATTGCCCTTGTATGTCTCGACACTCAGCAACTCTGCCTTGGTATACTGTGCCATGTATGGATTCTCTTCAATCAGCTGCGGCTTCGGCGTTCTCTGAATCTTCTCAATGTTGTGCATCTGCATGTTGTTCGGCGGGTTTATCTCATCCTCTGGATTATCGCCGAGAAGTCTCGTAAATGTCGAGCGGCAGTTAAAATGTCGCGGCGGAATATACTCAGGATATGCCTGCCACTCCTTCCACGTCATCACCTTGCCATCCAGCGCGCTACAACCAGGCGACGTTCGTGCATCCAGAATTGCCGAAAACTCCAACATATCGTCATCGTCCCATACCGAATTACGCCCAGAATTGACTGCTTGTGCAATTGTGTACGACGCCGTATCCGTCAACTTCGTCGCAAACCATGCCAGAATCAGCTTCAGAATCTCAGCGTCGTAATCAATCGGCTCATCATCCAGCACTACTCTGTTCATTACCAGGCTTTTAGCGTAATTGGTTAGGTCATCCTGCTGCTTTTCAATGATCCAGTTGATATACTCAACTGCTGCTTTGGTTAAATCATTGCCGTTCTTCGCGGCCGGCTTACCCATTTCATCGCTAGCACTGATTTTTCCAATCTGATACCCCTGCTTAAAGAATGATACCAACGTTCGGCGGTACTCCGCTGGAAACACCACCGCATCAATGTCGCTCACTAGCTTTGATTCTGCGACCTCCTGACTGACTTTCTCCGCCACAGTCTCATAAACCGGGCGGATTTGGTCTAAAAAACGTTTTTCTAGCTCCTGCCATCTGGCGTCAAGCTTTTTCAGGCTCTCGCTTGGCTCATGCTTGTGATCGTCGCTCATTGTTCGTTGACCAGTCGGCGTACCGCCAGCCTCTTTCTCCTTGCTGGCGTTGCTTTCAGTATTTTCAGACTGTTCAGTACGATGCTGCTTAATCTTCTCCACGTCAAAGCCCAGCCGTGTCGCTGTTGCATCCTCAATCTCGCTCGCCATTGCGTCAGACATGCGATCTTTTTGAATCATTGTCGTAAATGCGTTAAATATCGCACCAACCACTTCATTATCCATCTTCTCGAATGCGAAAACTGGATAGTGTGGTTCGCTAAAGTTAATATCAATCAAATCAGCGATAATGTATTGGTTAATGTGAGCCGCCAGCTTATTCATGACGGATTCTAGACTCATACGGAACATCTTTGCTTGCGTGTCGCTCAATGCAAAACTGCCAGTTGAGCTCGTTCCTTGTGAACCTAACAACATAAAGTTAGCCAGGAATACTCTTGCCATCTCAGAGTTCTGGCGCTCAATCGATTGGTGCGGATCGCGTCCCTCAGAGTTCAGTACCTCAAGTTCGTAATTTGGCGGCAAAGTCGCCGTTGAATTGACCTTGCCTAAACGGCTTAATACGTTCAATACTTTCGACGTTACTTTGTCATCAGCATTTGCAAGTGTGTTGCCGGTATTTTTTAATACCTTTGGTTTGATAGCGTCATTTTGCAAAGCAATGCTATCCAGATATTCTAACTTCCACTTCTTGTCATAGTTTCGCCAAAGTGCCGTAAATATTGAACGTCCGTAATACGGATCGTATCGTTTGCCTGGTGTAAATAGGAACGTTTTGTAGGCTGGAATATCCACCGTCGAGCCATCTTCTTGTGTTTGCCTAATTCCTTGATAGCCTTCCTTCAAATCGCTCTGAATCTCCACGCTTCTCGAATCCCGCAGCGCCAGCTTCTTCAACTCGTAGCGGTTACTATTGAGCCGATACACCTTTTCCCATACCTGAAAGCCATCCACAAGCGCCATCATCGACTGGTCGAGGAACAAATTAAACGGCGTTTCAATACCGCCTTTATAGCTCTCGCTCAGTAAGTTGTTTCGTACGAAATCTGCTTGCGTTTTCGCTTCAGTACTTTCGTCGGCAGGCTTAATGTCATACTCACTTGCCAAAATCGGCATGGTCAGGATATTGAATAATGCCTCGACAGTGCCATCGCGCAACATATCTCGGTAATCAGTGATTTTCCTCGGGCGGTTTAGCTTTATTTTCTCTGCTTCATAGTCCGTAAATACGCCAGTGCCAGCACCACCAATCTCACGTAGTCGGCTACCTGCATTTTTATCGTTATTCTTACCGCTCAAGTTTACCAGCTTCATAATTTCTCCAAATAAAATACGACGCCTTTCGCGCGTCGTATATACTTACTCTGATTATATCATACTTATACTTAATCCAACCACTCATCGTCATCTAGCTCGTCGTAATAATCACCAGCAGTCTGGAAATCTTTACTCGACACCTGATTCATACCCTCCACCAACAGCAACCGCACCGCATAAACCACCATATCCACCATGTCGTCATGCGTGCCCTTTGGAAATTCAATCAACTGCTCGCGTAACGCTTGTCCATTCTGAATATCTTTCACAATATATATCCTGCCAGCCTCAAAGAATCGGCTCACGGCTAAGAGTCGCCGCACCTTGTCTTTATCAGGCTTCAAGCCAATGACAGGCAGCCCCGCCAGCAAATCCCGAAACACCAGCCCCAGTGCGCCCTCCTCTATACCAATCACCTGCGGTTTGTATATTTCATCAAGCTCTCTAACTGTATCAGCAGTGACACTCGGCGAGGTTCGTTGGTTGCGTATCGCACGTATGTAAACATTGCCGTCGGTATACAGGTCAACAACACCCATAGCCGTCGGGTCAGCCGTCTGACGTTCGCTGGCGGCAGGATCGATTGTCAGCACCCTCGCCAGCCGTGCATGCTTATCTGGCACCTGACTTGGCTCGCACTCTTTAATCCAATCAGGCTTGATGATAGCGTCCTCTTCGCTGAACGGCTTGTGCTGATATTCCTGCGCAAAAGCAATGCTGCCAACGAACTCCTGATCACTCGGATCATCTCGCATAGCCCTCAGCTTCTCTAGGCTGCGGTGTTCCGGCCACAAAGCCCGCTCTGTGCCGTCCTCCTCGGTGGTAATTGCGTAAAATATCCGTGTATGCCAGCTCTTAAACACATCTTGCTGTTTCATCACTTTATTCACGAGGCTGTCGAAATGAAGAATCGTTCCGATGACAACAGCACGTCCACCTCTCGCTAGTGCTGGTATCGCCGCCTTGGTAAACCAATGGTACAGCTTCTGGCGTTGCTCGGCGCTCTTGATGTTTTCGTCATTCTCGATATCGTCAAATATCATTAGAGTCGGTCGTGTATGTCGGTGTCGAATACCACGAATTTTCATGCCAGAACCTTTCGCGGCGTACTTAATGCCGTTACTCAGCACGAACTCGCCGTCTTGCCAGTCGTCACCCTTCATATTCCCGAATAACCATTTAATTTTCGGATTATTCTCGAATTCATCTTTAAGTGCATTGATAAACTCAGCTGCTTGCGTGTAGGTGTCGCTAATTATCACTATGAACTCTTCTTGTTCAAAACAACCAGCCCACAGCGGGTACGTCATATCCACCGTCGTGGATTTTGCGTGTCCACGTGGCGCAATAACACCTATGCGTCGATTATTCTTATCACTGATTAAGTCTAGGATCTCTTTATGGAATAGTGGCGTTTCCAAAGGAAAATACGGCCGTGCAACAAACCAGCCGAAAAGGTGAATATTTTCCCGCCGCTTAAATATCGCCAGCAGATAACGCCGTAGCTTGTCGCGGTCAGTGTCCCAGTATTTGTCACAAAGTCGCAGAATATCCGCTCTGGTGAGATTATTCAAAGATGGCTGCTTTGAGCTCGTCGTCATCAATATCGCCTTCCTCTTTCGCTTTCTTCAACTTCAAGTCTCGCTCGTCCCTCCATCCGCAGACGTTTTTCATAGTAAAGATAGCAAAGCTTGGTGGCGCAGCGCCACTCAAAGCCACATCAACGATGAACTCGCGTTGCAAATCCTTGGCGGTATCGTATGCCTCAGCGAATTCTGGATGTTCAGCACACCAATTTTTCAGTGTATTGCGGTGAACGCCAATCTTTCTAGCAAAGCCTTCAAACCACGGAAAACGTTGCGGCAGGCGACGCGAGATGTATTTGCCGCCATCGGTGTTGGTTATTTCCTGTTCTCTAATAATTTCTAACGGCTCGATTGAAAAATAGTCAATGAGTTGCTGGCAATACTCTGGCTTATATTTCGTCGGTTGTCCTGGCTCTGGTTGCTCAAGCTGTTTTGGCGGCTCAACAGGTGGCGTTTTCGGCGTATCCTTAACAATCCCGCGCAGTTGCTGCTTCGGGGATTTGCGGCTAGACTGCTTGCTGCTTCGCCTGTTCCTGCGCATCATTTTTCTGGTTGCCATGATAATTTCTCCAAATAAAAAAGCGGCTCTTTCGATCCGCAATTCTATGGCTATTATAACATAAAGTAAGCCACCTTTGAGAGGAGGCTTACAAACTAGCGACTAAACTAGCACTCGTAGTTTAGCACTATTTATCAGCTTTTGCAATATCTACCAAAACCAACCGTCGAATATACTCGCTGATGGTCAAATTAAGCTCTGCGGCTCGCTTGACGATTTGCTGGTGATCACTTTCTGATATTTTAACGTAGATATGCTTAGTTTTTTTCATTTGACCCTTCTGCCGGCTACAATGCCGCCGGCGAGGCTGTTAATATTTAATAAATAGCACTGACGGTAAAATATTTCAATCCGTCGTAGCGAATTTCAGCTTCTTCTGTACAGTTTTGTAGCATATAGTCGATAGCTTCCCATAAAGCTTCACTAGCTACGAATATCTCAACCTCTTCATCGTCATCATCGTAAAAATGAATAGTACCGTCGTCATCAACTACTGCTTCATAATCTTTATATCTGTCTAAGTTCTTTACAGTATCGATAATCTGATCTAGCATTGCTACTTCATCGAATTCAATAGAAATGTCTTCAATGATTAAGTTTTCACTTTTGCTAAATCTTTTACGAAGTTCAGCGCGCATTATCTGCTCTAGTTCTTCTTTGTCGTTTCGCAAATCAGCGCTTGCTTCAAATTGTATTTCTTGAGTTGGTTGGTTATCTCGGTAAAACCATCCTGTGTATGTTGCCATTTTATTCTCCTTTCGAGAGAGTTAGTTTAGTCGCTAGTTAGAGGGTTGTGCTGTCGCGCCTTGTAATTTGTTCGCGCCGCTTCTTATCTAACTGTCTTAAGTATAGCAAAGGTAGTGCCAAACGTCAATACCTTTTGTAAATATTTTAGGGATTTTTGCTACACCTGTGGAAAATTAAAAAGGCGGTCGCAAATGACCGTCTTTCTTTTTAGGCGCACACATATTATTGACGTTTACGTCAGTTATGTTTTAACTAGCTTGATTTCAAGCCTTCCCGTTACCTCTGTTTAGGTTGCAATCTCTGTGTGCTAACCGGCAGTTCTCAATCGTCGTCAAGCCGCCCTTACTGATTGGGACAATATGATCAATAGTGCAATCCTTCATCGTTTCAATCGGCTTGTTGCAGAGTGAACATATTGCTCCATTATTATTTATTAGTTGTTTACGGATAAATTGCTTTGAGCGAGTTTCTTTTATGCTGTAAGCTCTAGGTGTTGGCGTTTTATGGTTTCGTCCTTTGATTTTACGTTTCATAAACCTCTTAATCGTTCGATTGCTCTTGTGCTCTCGACGAAATGGCGATCAGTTCATCAAACGGCAGAATGAACATTTGACGAAAAATTGACGTACCTATATTAATTACCGCCTTGCCATCTTTAACCGCAATCACCGTACCGTACGACGCCTCTGAACCCTTACCTCGCTTAAACGCCACTATGTTGCCGACTCTAAGCTCAGGCTCAGCTTTTGGTATTATCTGCTCCTGCTTGTCTACACCGAATATCGTTTTGATTCTTTTAATTAGCTTCATCTTAAAATCCTTATTTAGTTATTGATTCGATAAACTCAATCGCCGCATCACACCCCTTACAAACAACAGTCTGAATGCCAGCTTCATTGAGTGTTTTAATCCACTTCTTTTGGTTCTCTGATGTCACGCCTCCTTTCCTGCGTTTCATTTCGATAGCAACAAGACGATGGT